CTGATCCCGTATGGGAGAAGGTGCTTCATCAGAAACATAAAGAATCCTATCCGCTGCCATCTGGGCAACTTCTTCTATTGAATGGCCTTTATTATCGGTGGTGAGTACCTCTATATTTCCCACTGAAATAGATGCGCTTACATCAAGCATTATACTTTCTCCTGCATGGAAACAACTTTATCGTTTCGTTCATACAAAGTAGGTTGAACATCCAGGGGCTCCGGGGGTTCAATATTGGATTTCTGTATCAAGGCAAGAGTATCGTCTTTTATATTCATTATTAATGGATCATCTAATCTGTGGTAGCCGTATAGTTTTTCCTCTATAGGAACATCAGTATCTAAAAGGGCCGAAGATGAAGCCACATCTATCCTCATACCTCTTGCAACAGCAGCCGAAAGCCAGAATTCTGTACACGCTCTCCCTGATTCAGCCATATGCAGATTAGTTCTGTAGGAATAATCTATTCCGTACAGGAAAAGTTTTCCTATTTCATGGTATATGGCAAAAGCTATGGCGTAGGGGATTGTGTTATTAAAATAGCAAAGCCCCGTCTTTTCAATAATTTTCTCTAACGGGAAAAGAACTGCTCCCGGAACTCTGCTATCGAGTTCACATGTGTATATAGGGCCCGGATGTTTAGGAAGTTCCCTTCTAAGAGCGGCTGTTTGCTTACCCGCTAAGTCGGTATCAAAAAACCTTGATGGCGGGTCCATCATAAACACTCGATCATGCTTAATAGGTGCCAGCATAGAGTTTACAGCCCACACCTCATCATATTCCGCGCCGTTGGCAACTGAAGAGGTGTATTCCCGCTGGGAATCCCCTAATCCGACTAAAGCTACCGATGCTCCTTTAAGATCAATCATGCGACATTTATCCGAATACGGTCATAACGGTATTCATCTCTTGTTTGCTTGCCCTCTCCAAGATTCTTCAACCACTGTAAAGATTCTTGGAATCGGGCATTATATAATTGTAGCAAATCAGTCTCTCCCTTCATAAAAGTATAAGCTTCCACCAAGGCACCATACAGAAGGGTTAACTCCGCATTTGTTCCAAGCCAACTGGTTCCATCGCTAGTTGATGTGATTGAAGTTGGTCTATAAAAATAATGTAATTCAACGGCATAATCATCATCTGGAGTCGGAGCAACTATTAAAGATTCGTCATTCCAGTCCCCATAATATAAAGGCTCTCCTGTAGTGGCGGGATTAGGCGTATAATCCTGTAAAAAAGTTACCTGCTTATACAGAAGAAACTTATTTTCCGAGCTTACAATTACACTCAAGGAAAAGGGGGATAAAAAAGCCTCCGGTTTTGCTAAAAACTTACTTGAAGTAGTTAAGCTTCCAGACACATTTCTACGGAAAACATCAAGCTGACATTCTTTTAGAATTCTCTCCTCAGAATTTATGATAAATCTTGATAGTTGGCTGGTAAAAGTAGTCTCCGTATTCTGGGTGTAGTCCTGAATAGCCGTCTTTAAGGTTGTGAATGTAAAAGCCATATTACGCGCTCACCGTTACAGGACCGGCGGATGCATTTGCGCCACCACCCGCGACACTGCCCGAAGTTGCTGTCCCACTAGTCGCAACAAAGGTATAGCTCGCGGAATCAACTTTTGTTATAGAAAATCCTGCCGCAGTTTCCAACATACTTTCCGTAAAACCATCAAAGGGGCTTATATCTCTAAATCTTACAGTGTCTCCCGTTGAGCGACCATGCCCCGGTTCTGTCACCGTTATTGTTGTTGTTCCTGATCCTGCGGAGCGAAAACTATTGAAAGGCAAAAGAACCGTCACAGCAGGTTCTATTCTATCTGGTCTAGGATTTTTCAAAGCTTGTGGGTCTCCAACTACTTTCCGAGGATTGAGTTGCGGTTGTTTAGTCTCCCATTCATCTTTCCCGACTAAGAAACCTGTCCATTCTTTTCTCATGTTGCGTAATTTATACGCTACACCGGAGCGATCTGAAATCCCGAGGGCATATTTATTAGAAGCAAACTTAGCCATTAGCCTACCACCCGTAAGCTGGATTCCGATGGAACTATGGAAAGAGATGCTCTATCGCGGTCTTCTGAGGCAGCACGTTCAAACTCTTCTTCATAAAGAGTTTTTAGAATCTGTATCCTATCTGGTGCTCGTTTCAATGAAATGTAATATGCCAACCCAGCAACTAGACAAGGATAAAATCGGAAAGGGACCTGAATTGTATTAACAGACGTATCAGCATCGTCTATACGAACCAGCCTGTCGTAGATCAATTGGTCAGTGCTGTTTTCTGGAGCGGGCCATATTTTAATTACAGGGGTAATTAGACGATCCACATAAAATTGAACGGGTCTTCCTGTGGTTGTTTTATTTGGAATACTTAAATAATCATCCCGGCTCATTCGTTGGATAGAAATATCCTGGCTGCTGCGCCGAATAACCGCAGATAAAATATCTATGGACGATTGAACGTCTACCAAGGAGGGGGCGGTAGAAATAGTTGTCGTAGCTGCACTGGTTCCTCCGGTTATGGTTTCAGCGGCTACAAAAGTTCCGGAAGGAATTGTAATAGTCATGCTCGTGGCCGAAGGCTTTGTTATCACATATGCAGTGGCCGCACTGGTTCCTCCGGTTATGGTTTCTGCAAGTGAAAAGCTTCCACTCGCGGCGACAGATAAAGTAATTTTCCCCAGGGGATATTCAATAATATCTGCCGCAACAGTTTGAGTTACTTGCTCAATGGTCCAACGATTAAGACCACGATTTGCCCAGTCTGCGAACAAGAAGTTAAGAGAACGACGAGCCGTTCTGGCGTCATAGCCAGTCCTTAACTCCAGACCACATCGCTCAAAAGCTTCTTCTATATATTCAGCGACATCTGGTTCGAAATCTTTTGATCCGGAAACAGCCATGACAATAAAATTCCCTCGACCCTCAACTCCAAAGAGCCGTTTTTATGGCGAAAGCTACTTGTCCTAAAAGTAAAATTCCCACGGCCCATAAGACTTTATTAATTCCATCTACAGCTTTTTGAATGTGAGCAAGATCATTTTTTTTCATAGAATCAAGCTTCTGAGACAAAAGTTGTATTTCACCGCGTATTTGAACGATGTCCAACTGATTTTTTCTCTCAACGTCCTCCATGGATTTAATATTCTTTTAAACAATAAAGAACAATAGAGTAAGTATCACCAGAAGAGTGTCCTACCGTCGTTAATTGTATATCCCCCGTCTTGCCGCTAGCGGCTGCAACATTGGGAAGACCACTTACATCTGAATAATCTAGCGTGTCGGAATAATCAGCGGGTAATTCTACGGCGATAACGTCCGTCGAGGCATCCCACAGCAGCTTTACCGACATACCGACAGTAGAGAAGCTGACTTTTTCAAGCCTAACTCCTGTACAAGCGGTTCCATCTTGACGAGAAGATAGTGCAGATACATCTACTTTAGTAACAGCCGCTTCCCCAGTAGAATCGCTAGTATTCGTGCAATAAATTACCGCAGTCCTAGCACCGTCAATTACTGTTGTTGTTGTTACAGCATCAGCCATATCAGTCTCCTATTAGGACAGGGGGATTAGCCCCCTGTCCCATTACTCAAGTCAGGTTTAACTATCCGCGAAAGGAGTTGCAATTGTTCCAGAACCAATTAGAACACCTTGAACAAGATATTCATTATCAGCAAGAGCGGTGATCTCAAGGTAAGAAAACTTGTCTCCACCCAGCGTTGAGCCATTCATAGAAATTACATCATTCGATGAAGCGGGTATAAAAACTTTATAACTTCCATCAGTAACACCAACAGCCAAAGATCCAAGGAATTTGTCCGTGCCATCTGTTTTGATATCAAGATCAGTAGCATCTGTTCCAATAAAGAATCTGTAAATAGCTCCAAGTTGATTGTTTACATTTGGATCATCTGGTCCAGCAGAAGCACTCGCATCATCAGCTTGAATAGTGGGGAGGGTTACTGCGCCATCCGCATCATTTATTTCCATGATACGACCAGCATGGGTAGCAAACGTGAGAGTTGTTTCAGCAGTGATATTAATAACTGCGTCTGGTCCAGCAGTTATAAATCCATTCAATGAACGAACGGGACCTGAAAAAGTAGATCGAGACATAATATAATATCCTTCTTACGAAAGGTTTCGCCCTAGAGTCTTCGTAAGCGTCTGCTGGGCCAGTCGCTAGGGCTATGAAATCCCAGAAAAAAGGGGAGGGGCGAACCCCTCCCCCCATTTCTTTACGCGCCAGGAGATCCAAAGATACCACGAGGATCCGACCAACCAAACGCATAGCGTTCGCGAGCCTTGTACCTCACATTTCCGGTATCGAAGTCGCCTTCCATGGAAGTTCTAATCGGGGTCCGATTAAAACCTTTAAGTCCATTTGGAGCGTCCGTCATAATGAACCACGCATCCGTATCGGTAAGGAAGTGGTTAACATCAGAGCCTTCAGGAAGCATTCCCATGTTCCTTACAGCGTTAATGTCGTTATCCGCTGTACCTGTACGAAGCGTAGATTCTAACAAACGATCCGAGGTAAATTGAAGTTCTTTTGGAACAACCATTTTGATACCACGAACCGCCACTTTCAGCCCTCTTTCATCGACAAAACCTGAAATATCAATGAGTGCCTGTTCAAGGCTTGTCTCATTAAGATCTGCTGCCGTTGAAAGTTCATTACGGAAAGTGTTGCCACTTACCAAAGTATGCGCGGTGGAACAAAGTTCCAAACCGTCACCTCCAGTGAAGCTGCTGTCAAAGGCATTGTTAAGAACTGCCGCTGCTTTGACCTGTTTGGTTTGACTCATACTCCGAGCCAACGCCTTGGTATACCGAGAAGCCAGACGATCATAGAGATTATCTTCAACGGCTTCCTCAGTAATGGAGAACGCGAGCGCAATAGTCTCCATCGTATACCGGGCAGTGTAAGCTTCCTGCGCGTCATCATAAGTGACAGCAGTGCCTTCACTTTTGGTCGGGGCTGTGCCAAAGCCACTCAGCATGACCTCTTCTTCAAAGGCACGATCTGAACTTTCCATCGAAAAGATCTGTTCGTGTTCTCTGTCGTAGCGGTCATATTCCAGGCCAAACAAAGCATTAAGGCCGGGTTCCAACTCTTTGACGAGTTGTGCTCTACTAATAGCCATTATTCAACCCTCCTATATGCCAACAGTGGATGCAGTACCACCAGCAGCAGACCCGTTAGGACTGTTGAAGTGGTTGTTCACCCGTACCAAAACGCCAATCCCAGCAGCACTGAAATCTTCGTTGGCAGCATCTTCAACCCACCCCAATATCCTCATATTCAAGGAATTGGTGGTGGCAATTGTAGAAACAGCCAAAGTACCGGATGACATACCAGTAGTAGTACTTCCACTGGTAGCTGTGGCAAAGTTTGCGTTTGCAAATACACCGGCCCTAGCCGTTGCTTTACTTGTCCACGTAGCGTCAGTAGCAACTACAAATATTTGATTTGGATCATCCGCGACCCAAGCCTTTATTGGATGATTGCTATCAGCCCCAGAACCGGGCCAATACTGTGACCATGTGGGTTTTCCAGTAGTACTAGCGACATATTCACAACCCATGAAAGCGCCAAGCAAACCAACCGTCCCCCCTGCGGCATTACCTGTTAAATCAATGTACCCCGTACTTAGGGGTATAACAGGTTGGCCTTGATAAAGGGCGTT